CCGTCGGCCACGTTGCTTGCTCCAAACGATTGGTTGCGATAGCTGGAGTTGAACCAGCGACCTCTTGGTTATGAGCCAAGCGAGCTACCACTGCTCTACCTCGCAATGCAGCCGGAGCGCGGCCAGCGCGCTCCGCGCTTCTCACGCTTCGACGACGTAATCGCCAATGCTGCGCGCATCCTCCTGGCTCAACTCCAGGATCGTGCCTGGGCCATGGAACTTGCCCGCGTGCATGACGTTTCGTTCTTCGGCCACGCGGTACTTGCCGGCTTTCCGCACCCCGACAACCACCGGGGCAGGTGGCGCGTTGCCACCGGCAACGATGCCTGAGCCGAGGTCAGCCGCTTCCGCCTCCGTCAAGAGCAGGTTCTCGCCGTGCTCATAACGCTCGCCATCGTGCAGCACCGAACCCTCGGACACTACGTGGTAGGTCTTTCGGTTCTTCTTGCGCAGCTTGGCGATCTGATCGGTGAACTCCGGAAGGTCGTCGACCGTAGCCTTCTCGAGCGCCTTCGACAGTTCCGCGAGAGAATTGTCGGTTGCGCCGGCAAGCCGCGCACGGTCGAGCAACTCCTCTCGAAGTGGCTTGTCGATCGGCTGAGAGAGATGGGCCTCTTCGTCCGCCTTCTTCTTGGCGGCCGCAGCAGCCTTTGCCTCTTCGGCCTCTTTGGCCTTCGCCTCTTCGTCCGCCTTCTTCTTGGCGGATTCGTCGCTCTTCTCGTCAGGCATGGTCTGTCCCTCGTGGTAACGGAAAGGTTTTCGAAGCGGCGCCCCTCGCGCCGCCTCTGGCCGATTGATTGGCTATCAGCCGATCGGCGTCGTGATGAGGTACGCCGCGAAGGTCGAGATGATCTTCTGCTGATCGCTCATCGACGCGCGCGACACGAAGGAGCCCTTCGGTCCTCGCTCGGGGTTCCACATCAGATCCGTTTGGATCGCCGCGTCCTGGAACGAGTAGCCGAAGCACACGTTGCGCAGACTCGGAGCAGTCGACACGCGATAGATGCCGAGCACGTCGGGCCACATGCGCGTGAACGATGCCGTTTTCGCTTCGTTCGCCGTGTCCTGACGAGCCGCGCCCACCAGGAACTCGTCCACCTCGAAGTACTCAGCGAGCATTTGCCGAGTGGCGAACTTCGGACCCGCTCCGCCGACACCGTACTTGAACGTGTCCAAAATGCGCGGGTGGCGCTTGAGCACGTTGTAGACAGTGAGCGAGCTCGCCGCGACGATTCGGCTCGGGCCCATGCCCTGCCAGAGGTTGGCGCGCGCGGTGTCCACCACGCTGCCCGGATCGCCGCCAGCGGAGGTGTCCCAGCGGTCGGAACCTGTGAGCGCTACGGTGTTTGATCCGAAATTGGCCGCGGTGGTCGCAGAAGTGATGATGCGCTTCTCGCGATTGAACGCGAGACCATCCAGCACATGAGACTGCGCGTCGATGATTTCGTTCAGCGGCGCCGTCTGGTTCTGGATCGTCATCCAATCCAGGTACTCGCGCAACGAGCGGATCGTCAGCGAGTAGGTGCCCTTGGTGCGTCCCTGACCCAGTTCGTTCGCGTTCGCGCGATCCGTTACCGTGTCGTCGGGGTAATTGAGGCGGTCCTTTTGGTTGTACTGAAAGAACAACCCGCTGAGGTTTCCGCCAGTCATCACCGGCGGCATGATCTGCTCGCCGATGTAGTCGTCGTTCTTGTACATCACGGAGAGCGACGTCAGGATTTCGTCCTGGTGCACGTCGCCGGGACGCAAGTCTTTCAGCTCGAGCAGCGACGCATTGCGTTCAGCAAGCTCAGCAAGCTCGGTCTCGTCGCGACGCTCCGCGATGCCCTTGATGTACTTGACACGCTCTTCGTACGCGATGCCGCGCTCGGTGCGCTGCTGGAGCTCTTGTCGTTGTGCTCGAGTAAACATGGTGCTTCCTTGATTGAAGGGTGCTGGAAGGTGTTACGGCGACGCGCGCTCAGGACCCGACGGTCGCTGAGGCCATCGCCAGGTTGAGTCCGGCGTATTCGCCAGCGGCGCCCGCTTCCAGCCATTGGCCGCAGCAGAGCAGCTTCGTGGTCGCGCCACCGATCGTGCCGTCGGTGAGGCCGTCACCGGTTGCGGAGTACTTGGCGAACGAACCTTGAGTCGCCGCGCCAGTACCGACCAGCCCTTTGACGATGCCCTTGCCCCAGTGCACGACGCGGATGAGAGTTGCGCCGGCCACGCCTGCCGAGTCGCCTGCTTCCTGCGCGATCCCGATCCCGTTGTCGCCGATGGCGCTAATTTCTTGGGCCAGTCCTCCGACGAGCTTCACGGGGAATCCCTTACGGATCGTCTGACCCGCAGCGACCGTGTACGGCCGAATATCTGCGCCTTCGAGGCGCTCCTGCACTCTGGCAATGGTCATGCTTCAAATCCTTGTGGCTGCCGCGGCGCGGCGTTGAACTGTTGGCGAGGTGACGACAATCAGCGCGTCACCTCGTGGCGCTCAGGCCGATTGCTTCTTGGAGGCGTTCGAAAGAATCGCAGACCCGGTCTTGGTCTTCGTCTGCTCCCGCACGACACCCTTGGTGTGAGGCATGTCCGGACGGTTCTTCACCATCGACTTGAACAGCTCGGGGTTCGTGGTGCGGATGGCGATGAAGTCGGCCTTCTCGGCCGGCGCAATCTTCTTGCCGACGAGGTCATCGACTTCGCGCTCGATGAGCTTGGCTTCACTGGCGGCCTTGTCGGTCGTCGCGGCCGCAAACTTCGCCTGGAGCTCGCCCAATTCGGTTTTCACCGATTCGAGAGCTGTTTCGGCCGTTTTCAGCTCGGTCTCGAACTTTTTCGCGCTATCCTCGGCCGTTTTGAGCTTGGTCTCGAGCGTCTTGATCTGCGCGTCGAGCTCGGCGTTCTTGGTCTCGGCCGCCTTCAGCTTCTCTTCCAATACTTTGGGATCCATCGTTTTCTCCGTTGGCTCGGCGGCTGCCGAGGGGGTCTTTGCGCCACGCGCGCGCGCGCGCAGGCGGTCACGTTCGGTGCTGCTTCCTGCGCTGAGCGCGACGGCATCAGCGTTCGCTGGAATTGCGATAGCGCTGATCTCGTAGAGCTCGTTGTCGGCGAGGTGCAGGATCTCTTTGTCGTTGTCTTTCGACTCGAAGACGCTGTGAGGCAGGAAGCCCACGCTGACCGCGCGGATCGATCTCTGCTTAAAACCCTGCCAGACGCGCTCTGCCATCGGGTTGGCGTCCGAATCGACGAAGCAGAGCGTCGCCTCGAGATGCCCCTCGACCATCCGAACGTCCTCGGCATAGCCGACTGGCAGCGTGTCGGCAGCTGCGCCGCCCAAGCCAAGAAAGCCCACGCGGTTGTGGTTGTAGAGGACGACGGGGTTCTTCTTGTAGCGGCCGAGCCGCTTGTCCCAGTCTTGCTCGACGATCTCGTCGTAGCTGTCGACAGAGTCGGTGGACGCAATGACGCGCACGCAACGACGCTTCTCGTCGAGCGTGCCGGCCTTGACCGCGACGCCGAACGTGCGGCGAATCAGCCCGTCGTCAGACTTCTCGGTGATCGCCGTGATCAGTCCGCGGACGGTTTCGTTCGGTGTGGTCATCGGGTTCGCACTTTTGGCGCAGCGCGATCGGCGTAGCCGGGCGCATGAACGTGATCAGGGTGGCGACGCTGCAGCTCGTCGAGAGCCGCCCTTGGGTTTGCCTTTTGGCTTTCCCTTGGGCTTTGCGTCGTCTGGCTGGGAATCGTCTTCGGATTTCTCTTGCTGGTCGTCATCAGGGTCCGGCTCCACGCCAGGGTTCTTGTCGCCAGCTCCCTCGCCTAGGAACTCGTCGTTCTCGTCGCCCTCAGGGATGCCCGTCTTCTCGTAAACGTAAGACGCTGGGATCTTGAGTCCGGCGTTTCTGAGCGCCTGGATCGACTGCGAGAACTTCAGGAAGTCGAGCGGGTCTTCGGTAAGAAACAGGAACTGCCCGGGCTCGATCGAAGGCCCGAAGTTGAGCGCATAGAAGGGCTCAATGACGTACTTCTGCACAGCGCAGGATAGGCCGAGCGCGTCAGCGTCGCGACGATCCTTGCGAAGCTCGTTGCGTGCTTGTGTCGCCGCGCGAGAGCCGTTCGAGCCAGGCGAAACCATGTCGGTCTGCCCGAGCACGGCCTTGGACTCCTCGTCCGCGAGAAATTCCGCCAGCTCTTTATGCGCACTGGTTTTGCCGCCGCCCGCCTGCTGCGGCCACTGCAGCTCAATGCTCGTCGTCTCCGGGTATGTCGCCATACCGTTCGTCGTGAGCGCTTGCAGAATCTTGCGCAGATTGGTTCGGTCGTCCTTCGACGCGCCCTTCTCGTACTTGCCGAGGCGCCAAGGCTTCCACGCGAGTTCCGCGAGCTGCAACCAATCGCGCAGATCCCAAGTGCGGAACAGCTCCATCCACACGATCAGGCGACACAGCCCCTCGCGGGCCATGACGTCGCCGTTCACGCGAGGCGTGTAGCCGACGAACTTTCCGACCGGGTAATCCTGAAGCAGGTCCTCGCCGAACGCGTCGACGTTGTTACCTGCGCCGTTCTGCGTTGGATCGAATAGCAGCTTGCCGTCGATCTGGCGGTAGCCGAACCGTCGGCAATTTACCTGCTTGAACACCGACGGCACGAGCAAGCCATCTTTGTTCTTTGCCCAAATCGCCTCGGAGAAAGCGAACCCGAACGCGTTGCCTTCGCCCACGAGGTGGGCGCACATCTCCCGAAAAGTGTCGCAAGACTTCAGCGCTTGCAGCGCAGTGTCACGGTACTTGCCGTCCCGTTTCTTCTTTCCCTCCGGCGGGATGATGTCGAAAGGCAGCCCGGAGACGGCGAGCTCGCGCGTCTGAAAAATCGACTGTACGTGCCCGCTCTTCTGGCGGGCCTCGTGAAACAGGTCAACGAGTCGGGCCGGGCGACCAGCGTCCGCGGCTTGCAGGATCGCCGATACCTGAGCCGGGCTCGAGTTGCCGCCTACTCGCTGGAACTGCAGCGAGAGTGCAAGCTCACCGACAACCGGGTCGACGTACGACTTCCGTTTCTTGTTTGTGGCCGTTGACGCGCTGGCGCGCACGACCGAATCCGCGCGCTTGCCGGCCACGTCTGTGCTCCCTCAGGTCACTCGTAGTGTGCAGCGATGCCAGCGGTAGAAACAGAACCCGTCGCCAGCACCCGTTTGATGAGTGTCGGGTGCACGACACCAGCTGTCATGTTGATGATCACCGACACCGTGTCCGAATGCGCAATCACGGCGTACGCGCCAGATGTTGAAACGGAGATGCGCGCGGAACCGCCAGGTAGGTCGTTCGCGTCGTCCGGCGTGACTGCGCGTATCGCGCTGGGAACGCCGGGGCGCCCCATGCCCTTTACAGTCGCCATCTCAGTTGATGATTTGCGCGGCTACGTGAACGAAGCCGTTGCCCGCCGTGAAGGCGGAAGTGATGGCATCGAAGCGCAAGGTATTGGCGGGAACCAACACGATCAGCCCGTTGGTGCCAAACTTCGCCCCGAGCGTGCCGCCCTTGTAGGGACTGCCGGTCTGCACCAAGGTGGCCGCGACGTCGCCCGCCGCGCCGCCCAAGATGTCACCCTTCGTCGCGAATGCTGCGTTGTTCGAGCTCAGCCCGATCGCGCTCGATGCGCCGCCGGTCAAAGAGGCGATCACCTCCCAATAGGCTCGCAACAACAAGAGATTGAAACCTGCTGGCACCGTGAGCAGCGCTGTGGCGTCAGCCGTGTTGAACGCGAACGGCAGCTTCAGATCGACGAAGTTGTCGACGCGGAGCCATGCGCCACCGGCTGCGTCGGAGGGCGTGACAACAAGGTTCTGCGTTGTGTCTACCGCGGAGCTCGCCAGGCTGAACATCCACTCGGAGCGGTCCGAGGCGACTTTGACGATCATGCCGTCGTCGCGAGCAGCCTTTTGCACGTTGGCAAGAGCAGCGCGGTCGGCAACGGTGCCGCCAACGCGACGAGAAACTTCGCGAGCGGCGCGATCGCCAAATTTAATAGCGCCAGATGAAGGGAGCATGAGTTTTTCCTCGTTGGTTCAACCGAAGCCGCGGCCTTCGCTGGTTCCCCAGCGCGGTTCTTCTTCGACGTATTCTTCGTCGTCGTCCGCCTCGATGGGCGTTGCGACATTGGTGTAGACAGCGAGCACCGCAGCGTCGGCCCGGTCCGGGCTTCGCCCGAGTCGCTTTTTGATATCTTTCTTCTTCTCGACCTTGTTGCGGCCCTTGATGTCCGGGGCATAGGTCGGAGCGACAAGCTCGCTCTCGAGCTTCGAATCTGGAAAAAGCGAACCGCCAGCAGCGAAGAACGCGCGCATGCCGAACCAGAGTTCGTCTCTGACGACCGGATACTTTTCCGGGTCGCTCGACTCGCCCGCGAAGTTGACTTCGATGATCTCGATTGCCTCGCCGAGCAGGCCAAGCTCTCCGGTGTCACGAAGCGTACGGAGCTGCTCGGCCACAGGCTCGCCGAAGCCGCCGGTGCAATCGATCTTGATTCGGACCCGTTGACCGCGCTCGCGCAGCACCCCGAGGCACTGCACGACCATGCCGGCGACGGCGACCGAGTTGTAGCCGTTGACGACGGCCTTGATTCCGCGCTCTTCAAACCAGGCGGGCGTGTAGAGCTTGAGGCCGCGACAGCCTGCAACGGCAGAGAAGTCGTCGCCGAATCGAGCAACGTCCACCCCGAGCTCGAGCGGGCCGGTCTCCTCGGTGTCGTCCCAGCGCAAGCGCGCGAGCTCGACCATCTGCAGGCCGACCACCGCGTTCGCAACGAGCTTCGGAAAGTTCCCTTCGACGCGCACGTCATAGGCTGGCGAGTCGTCGCCGTAGTCGCTGGCGATTTCTTCGGCGAACTCGCGGTCGGCAAGGCCAGGAATGACCTGCCTGTTCTGAACGTAGTTTGGTGTGTCGCGGCTCGAGATGCGGTCGAGGTCCCACCCGTCACGCCGCTCGTGAAACGCGTCGTAGAACCAGCCCGACGTTTGGGTCGGGTTGCCGAGGGCGAGCACCTTGCCGCCGCCGGCACGGATGCCCTGGAGCGCCTCCCACACGTCTCGGGGCACGCCGCTCGCCTCGTCGACCACGACGAACACGGCGGGGCCGCCGGGGCCTGAAACCTTGTCCGCGCTCGACGCGGTGAAGCCGAAGAGCTCGCGCCCGTCAGTCCAGCGGATGCCGGTCTCGGGCTCGAGCGCGGGCTCGGGCATGAGCTCGCGTAGCTTCGGGCTGTTCTGCCAGAAGCGCCGGATTTCGAACCAAAGGGCCTTCTTTACCTGGCGGCTCGTTGGAGCCGTCAGGATGCCGCGAGCGAGGCCTCGGGTGAGCGTCCACCAGATGAACAGAGCGGCGGCAAGCATCGACTTGCCGACCTTGTGGCCGCTGCGTCGCGCGACGCGCCGGTTCTTCACCACCGCGAGCGCGGCTTTGCGCTGCGCCTCCCACATCGTGAAAGGCTGCGCCTTCCCGAGCATGTCGCGGAAGACGAGAAACTCTCGGCAGAACCCCTCGGGGTCCTCCGCGTACTCGTAGAGGATCGACTCGAACGAGCGCTTGCGCTCAGTGGATGCCCGCCGCTCCGCCCGCTGCTGACGAAGCTCCGCGCCCAGTTTCCTCAGGGCCTTCACCCTCCCGATTATCGCCAGGCTGCTCGCCATCTAATCCAAGGCCCTTGCTCGTTAGCCTGAGCTCGCCGAGGATTTTGACGGCACCAACAGCCTCGCGGACTGTCGCCTTGGGCAGCACCGTCTGCAGCTGCTTGAGCGACATCTCGTAGGTCTCGGTCAGCAGGTCGGAGCAGCGCGCGAGCGCCACTTTCTTTTGATCAGCGACAAGCTGCGCCAGAGCAGGGAGCTTCCCCTTGTCGATGTCATCCCGACGGCGCTGTAAAGTGCGGCGAGAGACGCCAAATTTCTCTTGAGTTGCCTTGTCGCCATGACGCTCGGCGTGCGCCAGCATCATCGCCATTTCGGCTATCGGGACCTCTTTGCGAGGTAGCCCCTTACGCTTCGGCTTGTCCACCTACCGACCCCAGGCACGCATGCGCTGCGCTTCGACGAACTCCTGCCGGACCTCGCAGGCGAGGCCGGACAGGGAGCGTTCAGTCCTGGGCGGCGGGATGAAGACCCGCAGGAACGACTCGACCGCCCGCGCCTTCTCCACCGGTGATTCCTCTCGCCCAGAGGGCGCGCTGGGCATCAGTGGGTGGCGGCGCAACACTGGTGCGCATCGCGGCGGGGTTTGGTCCGTAATCAAAGGTCAGAACTTCTGCCGCGATGGTCGGTCGGTGCTCGAACATGCGTCTCGCGGGTGGTGGGTTTGACGCGGCGACATCTCGACCGTGGGCCGACGGAGTGTCGGTGAGCCGGGGCCATCGTCGCGCGCGCCTTCTACAGATACGGCCTAAGCCGGTCAGTTCCGGTAAGTTCCGGTCAGTTCTCCGACTCCAAAGCCGCTAGTTCCGTTATGCATCGCTCGATAATTCGCGAACGCTTTTCGAGCTTTGAGACGCGAGGCCCGATGTCGCGTGCGATTTCTGAGCGCACCACTTCGCGTGTCCGCGCCTCCGCGCGCTCGACAAGCGGCTTCGCTATCTGCGCAAGGTTGTCGACGTGAGCCAGCCGGAGCTCGGGGAACGCGCGGTACAGAGCCCCCATGGTCACGCGCATCTTCGGCTCTACCTGACCAGCGAGGCGGACGGCGATTTGTTGTCCGGTCTGCCGTTCGCGGGCCACAACCATGTTGCGTAGGCGTCGACCGTGGGGGTCATGCCGCCGGTGCAAGGCCGCGGCCGCCTGCCGAAACGTCAGCTCCTCGTCCAGCCGGAGCTCTTTCACTTGCTCACCCCGTACGCGGCAACGTTGTAGCACTTGCACGCAAAGTCGTAGAGCTCGGCAGCCTGCCGCGCCTGGGTCGCGCGCTGCTGCCCCTCGACCGGGCGCTTGCTTTCCGGGGTCTGCGCGGCTGGGGTGATGTCGGCGATCGCTCGCCAGCCTGTTTTGCGCCTTGGCGCCTTGCTCAGGCCAAAGAATGTTTCGACGAACGCCTGCAGCGGGTTCACGGATGGCGTGTAGTAGAGCTCGAGCGCTGCGCGGGCGAGGGGGGCAATGCCGGCGACGTCCGCCAGAACGCGCTCGATTTCGACGTACCGCTGGAGCTCGCCGAAGTGCACCCCGCTGTTCCCGTCGCGCATGAAGCCGTCTTTCCACCGTGTCGCACCGATCGCCTTGCCGACCTTACGCTCGAGCGTCGCCGCGTCGTCGCGCTCCTGGCCTCCGAGCTGCTTGCTCGAGCCGGTCGGCCAAGCCGTGACCTCCGCGTGCGACGCGGCGCGCCGAGGCACGACGCCGACGCCCTTGCACGCTGGGCACTCCCGGCAGCGTTCCTCAGGTAGTACAGGGTAAGCCTCGCGAAACTCGCTCTCGGTCATGACGTTCTCGCCGCGTGCCGCGAATGCGTCGACGATTGCAGCGCGCGCGTCTCCCGAGCTATCCGAGTGCGGCCACCGGGTAATGGTGACGATTCGCAGCTCGACCTTCACCTCCTGCCGATAGTTCGCGAGCGCCGCTGCGTAGGTCACGCGCTTGCCGAAGTGATCGAGCGGAGCGAGCCCCGTGCCATCTTGCCAGTCCACAATCTGCTCCTGACCACCGCTGCGCCGTCGTGTGCGCCAGCGACCGCCGCAGCGCCGGCACGGGAGCGGGCCGAAACCTAGCGACGCTGCGCGCTCGAGCTGCATGCCGAACCCGCTGCCCCCTCCGTAGAGTACGGTCAGGTTTGCTTCGCCGAACCGCCAGCGAAGCTCCGCTTCGTCCTCCTCGGCAATCCTGCGCGGCGCCCAGCGCAACTCCGGCAGGTCAGGGATGTTGAACGTCGCATCGACTTCGATTGATTCGGTGGCGCGCGCAGTCGAGACCTGCTCGGCTGCGCATTGCTGTGATTGGGGCATGAGTGCTACTCCTGATGTTGCTTGCGTCGTGTTCCAGGAGCGCGAGACCCCGGCACCTTTGGCGAGGTGACCGGGGCTTTTCTGTTTCAGTCCACTTACCTAAAGCCGCCGATCGAGTCGCGAAACTCTTTCTCGCCACAGGTTGGCTGACTCGCGGCGATGACGATGCCGCATCCGCTGGCGCACGTCGCGCGCATCGTCGGGCAGCCTTGAATCACGCCTGTGACGTGGCCCCTTCGGTCGCTCTCCAACTCGTTGTTCGATTCGATTGAGTAAGCGGTGATCTTTTCCCCGCAGAGCGGGCAAGTGCGTTTCATTCCTCAGTTCCTTCCCACGCGTCGCCGCGCTCAAGTTGCTTCTCTGCCTCTGGCGCCATCGCCTCGTCCCACCCTGGCGGGCGCACGAGCTGCTTTTTCTCGGCCTTCTTCGAGCCGAACTCAGCCGCGATGAACGCCTCTATTTCCTCGGGTGTCGGCGGTCCGCGGCGGTCGGGTTGCTGCGGCGCCGGTTTCACTCGTCCGGGTAGGGGAACACGGTCGATGTACGGCGCGCGCTCGTCTTCGGAGTTCCAGCGGTCGTCGCTCATGACCGCACCGGTCCGCTTGCGCGCGCGTGCCCCGTTCGCGGCTTGGATGGCGAGACATTGATCACTGCGCCGCCAACCGCTACCGCGGTCCCTGATTTGGCGATTTTCCCAGCCGAGTTTTTCGAGAAGAGAATGCGCCGACGCTCGTCGGCCGGGTCGATAAAGAGCCCGGCGGCATTCAGTTCCGCGGCTCGTGCTTGCCTCAACTTCCTTCGCCTCTCCCCGCGACTAGACATTGGCCGCTCGCTTTATCTCGACGAAGAGGCCACGGTTCGCGCCGCACTCAAAAACACGACGGCACAGCGCGTCGCCGAGTAGAGCCTCCAGCTGCGCCGCGCCGAGGCCGGTCGTCGTGACGGTCGGCCACCCGCGCTCGTAGCGAGCATCGAGTACGCGCTCGAGCGTGGTTCGGTCGTCGCTCGCTCCGAGGTCGTTCAGCACGAGCAATCGCGCGAATTGGCAACGCTGCACGGCCTCGGGTGTGCCGGTGCCGAGCCGCGTCTCCCGCCCGACCTCGGACAGGTCGCGGCAACTCTGCCAGCGGATCATGCTGGCGAGCTCAAACGGCTTCCTGCCTTCGATTGCCCCTTCGAAGCACAGCCGGCGAACTAGGTGCGCCGCGGCTGATGTCTTGCCCGACCCGGTGGCCCCAATGAGCACGAGGTTACCGGCGCCCCAGTGCCAGCCGTTGACCGCGCGCAGGAGGCGCTCATGCATGCGCGCTTCGAGCTGCTGGCGTGTCGCCGTGCGCATCCCGGCGGGCAGCTGTTCCAGCACGGGCCTGAGGCGGAGGTGTCGCTCGGCCGCGTCCGTGACTTCGGGCACGCCGCGCCGCTCGTGCGCCGCCCGCGCGCGCTCGGCTGCGCGCAG